CAAAATCCCCTGATGAAGTGATGCAACTGCTGGCCCAGGCGAGAGCCGAAGCAGAAAAATACTAATCACTCCCCTTAGGATTCACATTCTTTGGGGCTACCCCTAAAGGAAAAGCAACATGGCAATTACCCAAGCCAGTTCGTTGTCAACCGACCAGTCTGCTTATGATCGTTTAGCGTATTTCGCTTTGCGATCAGAGATGCTGTTCGATCAGGCAGCTGACGTTCAAGCAACCAACCAGTCAATGCCAGGTTCGGCTGTGATCTTCACGATCTTCAGCGAACTTGCAGCAGCGACTTCAACCCTCAGCGAAACCTCTGACCTTACCCCTGCAACAATGGGCGACAGTCAGGTAACGGTAACTCTCGCTGAATACGGCAACACCGTAGCAACAACCGCCAAACTTCGTGGAACCTCGTTCCTTGATGTTGATGCAGCAGCAGCGAACCTCATTGGTTACAACGCTGGTGACTCAATGGATCAGGTTGTTCGTGACGTTCTTGCAGCAGGAACCAACGTGGCTTACGGTGGTGGCGGTTCGTCCGCACCTTCAAGCCGTGTAACCGTTCAGGCTGAGGACATCATCACCGCAAACGACATCCGTAAGCAGACAGCTGCTTTGCGTGGTGCAAACGTTGCAACCTTCAACGGCTACTACATGGGCTACATCCACCCAGACGTTTCTTACGACCTTCGTCGTGAAACCGGAAACGCATCGTGGAACGCACCTCACGTAAACGTTGATACTCAGGGCATCTACAACGGTGAGATCGGAACCTTTGAATCAGTACGATTCATTGAAACCCCTCGCGCAAAGGTGTTCACTGACGCATCAAACGGAACCAGCACAACTGGAACGATTGACGTTTACTGCACCCACATCATGGGTCGTCAGGCGTTGGCAAAGGCTTACAGCCAAGTTGACGGAAACGGCGTTGTACCTAAGGTCGTTCGCGGCCCTGTGGTTGACTCACTCATGCGTTTCAACCCAATCGGTTGGTACTGGCTCGGTGGCTACGGCCGCTTCCGCGAAGCATCGTTGCGTCGCATTGAGTCATCTTCCAGCATTGGAACAAACGCCTAATTAGCGTTTAGCACTCCACAAGATGTGGGGTAGTCGAGTCCCCTCGCTCGGCTACCCCACTTTTGTATTTGGTATAGTCTTTTCAACGAAAGGTTTGTATGTCGATTTCCAACTATGCAGAATTGAAAATTCTTGAACACACGACAGGCAAGACTGCTTGGACTATTCCTACGAACGTGTATGTGAAACTGCATCTTGGTGATCCTGGTGAGGCGGGAACATCTAATGCTGCTACTGAAACAACCCGTAAAGTTGCTGCATGGGCTTCAGCGTCGTCTGGTTCTATCGCAACTTCTGCAACTTTGGAATGGACGAACGTTGCTGCTACTGAAACCTATAGCCATTGGTCTATGTGGGATGCGTCTACCGCAGGTAACTGCTTGTGGACTGGTGCGTTGTCGTCATCTGCTGCTGTAACTGCTGGCGATACTTTCCAAATCACTTCTCTCACGCTGTCGCTCGACTAGCCGAAAGGGGATAACCCCTTATGGCGATCACAGCGGTCACAGGGTTCACAGAATCTTTTAGTGACACTCACCCGTATTATCGCGGGCTTTACTATCGGACAGTTGCTCGTACTGCTACAGGGTCAGGTAACGGTTCAGCGTCTATAGCGAACGGTTCTGTCCAACTTCGGTTAAGCCAGTTAACTGACTTCAGTTTCCCTTACCGTTTTGGTGGCCGTTTCTATTTGGGTGTTCGTGCAGTTATCACCGTTACTGCTACCGCTGATGGTTTAGGTACTGCTTCATCATTTGCACAGGTTTTGCGCCAACGGCAAGCCACGGGTAGCGGTATCGGTAGTGAATCTGCTGTTGATGTTTTGGTGGCTATCCGTTCTGCTACTGGTTCAGGTAGTTCAGGGTTTGACTCAACAGGTTTGCATATTGCGCCTCGTACAGCCTCAGGTGATGGTGTTGGCTCTGCTAGTGCGTCAGCAAGGATTACGCCTGTTAGAACGGCTCAGGGAAGCGGATCAGGGGACTCTACGATCACATTCATTCGTGTGCCTTTGCGTACCGCTACAGGTGACGGCATTGGTTCAGGTGAAGGTGTTGATCTTGTTATCAACATTCGTACCGCTACAGGTTCGGGTGCTGGTGATTCGGTTTCGTTGGGTGGTGTTTTGTATTTTCGTTCAGCCACCGGCACAGGTGTGGGAACCGAATCTGCCGAGTGGACTAAGTCCCATATATTCCGTGTCCCATACACCTACACCTACCCTGGTGGAACATACCGTGACGGTGACACAGCAAACCGTTTGCAACGCTACAACCGCACTAACATTCGAGTGCGTAACCTTTACAAGCTCACCAATGGTGAATATACAACGATTGACCAACGCGATCAAGGTCAAGTAGCAAAACTGTGGCTTGGCGGCCATGACCATTTCTTGACTGATGCTGAGGTTGTAGAGTTAACGGCAGCAGGATTTGGAGACAGTATTACCTGATGGCTATTTTCCGTACACCCACCGACAACTATTCCCGTAAGACACTTCCTGAAATGTTCACTAAAGGAATTGTGCTGTCATCTGAAGAACGTTTAGCGAACCGTTTGGCTTCTCATGTTGCCCCAACCGCTAGAGGCAGAAACGTGTATCTGTTAACGAATGGTACTTACACAGAGAACCAGCCAGGCAATATGGATACTGTTGCAAAAGTTTATTACGGCGGGCATGATATTGAGGTAACAGAGGCAGAGGTAGCGTCGCTTACCGCAGCAGGATATGGAGCGTACATAAGTGGTTAAACATCAGGAAACGCATCCTGATCTAAATGTTGAGGGATGCTTTGGTTGCAAGATTGCTCATGTTGGTATTGGTGCTGATGCTATGCCTTCACGGGGCGGTAAAGCGCGTGTAGCAACCATCAACGCTAAAGACCGTGTGCTAGACAAAGACCTAGACGCATACAAGCGTTTACGTCAGAACGGGGTTCAGCCTCGCAAGATTGACGGGTCGGCAAATGTTGAGAAACGAGCAGCAGAAAAATGGCAAGTCGAAACGGGGATTCTTCCAAATACCTAAACCTTGTTGGTGTCAACATCCCTCATGTTGGTTACGGCAAAATGGTCGAGGGTTTGCGTGGTGGTTTAGCAGGCAAAGTTGAGTTGTGTGATGATGCTGAACGGGTCGTGTTTGCTCTTAGACCTAATCTAATTAAAGGTTGGGTTGACGGACAGAACCCTGCGTTGTTAACGATGTGGGAAACGAACTGGTTGCCACCAGAGTTCTCCGAGTATTTGCACCTCTTTGACACGGTGGTTGTTCCGTCGTTGCATAACTGGGAGTTGTTCTCACAGTTCCATGACAATGTGCGTGTTATCCCTTTAGGTGTTGATCGTGAGGTTTGGCATCCGAAGGAACGGCCACAGAACAAGAGGTTTAAGATTTTGTGTGGTGGTTCAGAGTGGTATCGCAAAGGCTTAGATGTAGTGCTAAAAGTCTTTTTGGAAATGAACCTTCCTGATGCTGAACTGCATATCAAGATTGTTCCCCCATATCTGTCAGCACCGGACAACCTCAACTATCCGAACGTAGTAATTCATAACCAGTGGATGAGTGTTGAGCAGGAAGCTGATCTTGTTCGGTCTATGGACTGTTTTATTTCTGTGTCCCGTGGTGAAGGTTTTGGGTTGATGCCATTGCAGGCAATCTCAGCGGGCGTACCCGTTGTGTTGTCTGATGCTCATGGTCATCGAGAGTTCTCAGACCTAGCGACCCATCGCATCCCAACTCGTTCTGTCCCAACAAATGAAGGCGTTTGGCAGAATATGGGGGATTGGGATGAACCTGAATTTGGAGCGGTATTTAGTGCGATCCAAGATATGTATGAGAACCGTGAACGGTATCGGGAGCAGGCAGAAATCTATGCTGGTGAGGTGTCGGCGTTTAACTGGGATACGGCAGCCAACCAACTGATACAGGCTGTAAAACCGACTAGCAAACGGGTATCGGGTAAATGGAAACCGCTAGAACCTACTTGTGAGATTGAGGTAAAGCGTAGGGTGCAGGCTGATATTGGTGGACACAGGGTTGATCTAGCCCCTGGTGTTAAACACCGTGTAGTGTTGAATGTACGTGACGTTCTCAAAGCATCAGGAGTTCTAGTATGAAAAAGACTAAGGCGCAGAAAAAAGTTGGCAAGGTTATGAAGGAATTTGGTGCAGGGAAACTGCACTCAGGTTCTAAGAAAGGCCCTGTTGTTAAGTCCCGCAAGCAGGCTGTCGCTATTGCTATGAGT